CGGAACGTGAACGGCACACACGAGTCAAGGTTCGATGTGCGGGATGCGGGAAACTTCTCGCCGAGGTCGTGACCGCACCGTGGGTGATCCGTTGCCCACGCTGCAAATCCGAGAACCGTTCAGCCGAGGACGTATCCACATCGTCTTGAGAGGCCGCTAGACAGCCGTCTAAGCGCACCAATCGCCGGACATGTACCACGGTTGCCATCGGCACCAGCCGAGCGTCTGAGCCTCCTCGGCGATCAACAGGCCGAACATCAACCCGATGCGCGGGTCGAGTAGGTCATCCATGACGTATCCGCGCACCTCCACGAAGTCGCGCCATACCTTCCGGTTGACCTGCATCAGTCCGTAGTCGCGGGTCGGGCTGACCGCGTCCGGCTGGCAACGGGATTCTGCCCACATGATCTCGTCAATGCGTGGCAGATCGTCGACCGTCCAGCCGACCTCGATCGCGAGCGGCCACCATTCGCCGCATCGCGCATCGTCGATACCGGGCAGCGTCGTCGTCGTCGACGGCGACAGGGTGATGCCGGGCGGGAGTGACGCCACCGGCGGGATCGACACCTCCGAGGCGTGCCGGTCAGCGTCGAGCGGTTCGATCATCAACGGATCAGCGACCCAGACGGTCGTCGTCGTGGTCGATACCGGAGCAGCCGGGCTGGGGGCTGTGGAATCTGTGGGAGAGTTCCGGAAGGAGACTCCAGCCCAGCCGCTCACGGCGATCGTAAGTGTAGCGGCGACAGCCGCCACACGACGAGCAAGCATGACAAGCACCATAGGTGATCCGTCCTGACGTCGGTCAGACGTCGTCAGGCCAGTCGGACGACGAGTAGGTGCGCTCGACGTTGAGTCGTTGCGTCACGTCGTCGACCTCAATGCGGAGTCGCTCAATTTCCCGAGCCGCTTCCTCCAGCAACTCGGCGAGTCCGTCGCCAGCGTTAGTGCGCTGCCGCGACCTGAGCCGTTCGATGATGGTCGACATGTCGTCTCCTAGCGGAAGTGTATCTCGTGCGGCCACGGTTACGACGTAGGTGTGTGGTCGATCGTCCATACGCCACGCGACCACATGTCCCAGCGATGCTCACGGTAGGCGATGTGCACCTGCCCGTCCGGGTACACCTCGATGAGTAGTTGACCACGCGGCAGCGATTCGTCGATGTCGCGGATGTCCTCGATGACGGTCACAGCCGGTTGCAGCGGTTTCGGTTCGGGACTCATGTCAGTTGTCCTCCTGTTCGCGGATCGACCTCGACCGCGGCTTGTGATGTTTGATGTCGACGACACGGTCGGCGTGGAAGGTTCGCATCGACCCGGTCGGTGTGAGACCGGCGGTGTTGATCGGTCCCCAACAGGTGACCGATCCATCGACCTCGACTCTGCGGAGCCGGTAGCGGCGGCGTTCGTCGGTGCGCGGGTCGAGCACGGTGATCTCTTGCCCGACCTCGACGACCCGACCTGATGGCAATGTCAGCATCAGAATTCCTCCCCGTAGCGTTCCGCCATAGCCTCGCGGCGTTCCTCGGCGATCTGAGATGGTGAGCCGTATTCGTAGTGATGATGACCGGCGTCGCACTCCCAGCCGTCGGTGATGTCGTGAATCGGTGCGCCACACTCGACGATCTCCCATTCGTCGGCTTCGCACTCGGGGTACCAGTCCGCTTCGATCATTGCGTCGGTGATGACGCGGCGACGCTCGACGAGCCAGCCGCAGGTGGTTGCTGCGCTCATCACTTCACCTCCCGTGCGGCATCGAGCACGCCGTCGGCGTAGGCGGCGAACGCGCTGGTCGCTGAATCGAACTTGCGACGCATCTCAGCGATCACGTTGGCGTCGTCGGCCTTCCATTGAAGCGCCCACCGAAGATCGCACGCTGCGGCGTTGACGCAATGCGCCAGTTCCTCGATGTGGTCGATGCGGGCGGTGTTTGTGGTCGTGTTCATTGTGGTCTCCTTCTGGTCGTTGTTCTCTCCCACGCACATAACCTTACCTGCTGCATACGCCATTGTCAACCCCTAATCAAAAAATATCGCGATAGCGGTGTGATGTGAGGTACAGCGGGCAAGGTCGGCAGGCGCGTACGATGACCGGTACAGGAGTGCGCTCGTCGCCGCAGGTGTCCCCGTGACCGTCTGTCGCTCACGACCGACCCTGCGCCAACAGCAGTAGGAGTACGGATGAAGTTTCGAGTGACAGGCGGAGAGGACGGGCAGGCAGGTATCAGCGTCGGCTCACGCCGCTACGAGGCCGGTGACATCATCGAGATGACACAAGCGAAGGCAGGGTGGCTGATCGACCGCGGCCTGCTCGTCGCCGACTCGAAAGCCGCCGACCCGGAACCCGATCCCGAACCGGAACCCGACTTCGACGACGACGAACTCGACACCGACGACGACATCGACGACGACATCGTCGAGGAGAGTGAGGACTGATGCCCACGTTCATTCACGGCAAAGGGACAGCGGTCATGCTCGACGAGTTCGACCTGTCCGGCTACTTCAACGCGGCCGACGTCGCACACTCGATCGAGACCGCCGAGACCACAGCGTTCGGCCAGTCAGCGAAGTCGTACATCACCGGGCTGCGTGACGGCACCTTGTCGATGTCCGGCATGTGGGCGGCTGACGCCGACGGCTCCGACGAGGAACTGTCCGCGATCCTCGGTGCGACGACGACCCCGATCGTCACCGTCCAATACGACTCCGGCACGATCGGGAATCGGGCGACACTCGCGAAGGCGCACGAGACGTCGTACTCGATCTCGTCGCCTGTCGCCGATGTCGTCACCGTCACCGCCGACTTCAACGCGAGCACCGACGGCACAGCGAACGTGACGCTCGGCATCGCACAGGGTGTCCAGTTGACCACGGGCGCGTCGATCGCGTTCGGGTCGCTCGGCGACCTCGCATCAGTCGACAACAGCGCGTCGAGCGCGAACGGCGGCATGGGCAACCTGCACGTCGTCGCGAACACTCTCGATGCTGACTGCACGATCAAGATTCAGGACTCGGCCGACGACGCCACGTTCGCCGACCTGATTACGTTCTCAACGGTGTCGTCAGCGACGGTCACTAGCGAGCAGAAGGCGGTCACCGGTACCGTCGCCCAATACCTACGCGCCACCGCATCGTCGGCGGCGACATCTGGTGCCATCACCTTCCACATCGCGTTCGCGCGGTACTGATCCAACAGGAGCAACAGCAACATGCCTACTTTCGTTCACGGCAAGTCCACCCACTTCGAGATCGACGACACCGGCGGCACGAGCCGCGACATCAGCGACACGCTGACCAGCGTCGACTTCCCGGAGACCATCGAGACCGCTGAGACCACCGCGTTCGGCGCGACCTCGAAGTCGTACATCGTCGGTCTCCGCGACGCGACCCTGTCGGTGTCCGGCATCTGGGACGCGACCGTCGACGGGTACTTCATCGGCACGGAGCCTGCATCACGCACGTTCATCTACGGACCGGCTGGCGACACCGGCGGTAACGTCAAGTACACCGGCGAGGCGATCCTGACGTCGTTCAGCATCTCGAACCCGGTCGGTGATGTCGTGACGTTCTCCGCTGACTTCCAAGTCACCGGCGACGTGACTCGCACCACGTTCTGATCTAACCAACAACCAAAGGAGTGACCATCGTGTCCATCATCGACAAGATCAAGCAGGCTCGCGACACCGAAGCGGAGTCGTACACGATCGACGAGTGGGATGTCACCGTCGAGATCAGGTCAATGTCTGCCCGCCAGCGGGCGAACATGAACACCGTGATCGAGGACGACGGCACAGCCGCCGAGAAGCAGGAACTCATGTGGGGCTACCTGCTGTGCTCGTGCGTGTTCGACCCGACGTCCGGCGACCCGGTGTTCACCGAGGACGACATGGAATGGCTGTTGTCTGACAAGTCGTTCGCTGTCATTGACCGGCTCACCGCGAAGTGTTTAGAGGTGTCCAGCGTCAACCGGGAAGCGGTGGACGAGGCGGGAAAATCCTCCTCGGGTTCCCCGACAGACGAGGAGTAACTCATCCTGAGCGGCGGTTCATGTTCCATCTGGCGCGGGAGTTGGGTATGACCGTGCGTGAACTCGGTGAGCGTATGTCGTCGACAGAACTCGTCGAGTGGATGGCGTTGTACAAGATCGAAGCAGGTGAGCGAGATCATCAACGGCAGGTAGCGGAACAACGCAGCAAGAGGAAGCGGTAGGTCATGGCGGACACAGCAGTCGTCGCACGTCTGAAGGCGGTGCTCACGGGCGACTCGTCAGGGTTGCGTCGTGACCTCACCCAGTCTGAGAAACGACTGAAGCAGTTCGGTGATCGAGCGTCCGCGCTCGGCCGGACAATGACGACCCGCGTCACGTTGCCGCTCGTCGGTGTCGGCGCGGCCGCAGTCAAGGTTGCCGCCGACTTCGAGAAGTCGATGACGTCGATCACGGCGCTCGTCGGTGTCGCCCGCGAAGAAGTGCAGCGGATGGAAGGCGACGTCCGCTCGATGGCTGTCCAGTTCGGCAAGTCCGGCACCGAGGCCGCTAACGCGCTGTTCTTCATCACGTCGGCAGGTTTACGCGGGTCGGTCGCGACGGACACGCTCGCCGCGTCGTTGAAGGCGTCCGCGATCGGACTGGGTGACACCGCCACAATCGCCGACCTCGCCACGTCGGCGCTGAACGCATACGGTGCCGACACGTTGTCCGCGTCCGAGGCCACCGACGTTCTGACCGCTGCTGTCCGCGAAGGCAAACTCGAAGCCGGTGAACTCGCCGGGTCGATGGGACGAGTGCTGCCGCTCGCCTCGGCAATGAACGTGTCCTTCAACGAGGTCGGCGCAGCGTTCGCCGCCCTGTCCCGTACCGGCACGAACGCGGCCGAAGCCGCCACCCAGATTCGCGGCATTCTCTCGTCGCTGTTGCGGCCGACGAAACAAGCCGAGGAAGCCCTAGAAGGCATGGGGCTGTCGTCCGAGGGGCTACGCACCCAGATACGCGAAGAAGGGCTGCTAGCCACTCTCAAGACGCTGTCAGAGGAGTTCGCTGGTAACGAGGCTGCGGCGGCGTCGGTGTTCGGCAACATTCGTGCCCTGTCAGGTGTGCTCGACTTGATGGGTGCGAACGTCGCGACGACTGAGGCGATCTTCGCGTCGATGGCGGACACGACCGGCGCAGTCGACAATGCGTTCGAGGTCGTGTCGGAGACAGCATCGTTCCAGTTCCAGCAGGCGATGGCTGAGATCAAAGAGTCGATGCTGACGCTAGGCCAGTCGATCATGCCGATGGTGACGGACGCGCTCGGCATCATGGTCGATATCGTCCGTGATATCACCGGCGCGTTCTCCGGTCTCGACGACAACACGAAGACGATCATCGGTGTCATCGCAGGCATCACCGCTGTCGCCGGTCCGGCCGCGCTCGCCGTCGGTGCGCTATCCAAAGCGTTCACGTTGCTCGCCGCGAACCCGGCATACCTTGCGATCGGCGCAGCGATCGGCGGTATCGCTATCGCGCTCGGCAACATGTATCAGAATCAGCGTGAGGCACGCGCCCGACAGGAAGCGTTGACCGAGGAGTTCCGTCGCGCGAACGATCCGGCGACGACCCTGATCGACCGTATGTCGGAACTCGCCGCCGAGATCAACGGTGTGCGTGACGCCGCCGAAGGCACCGAGGGAAGCGTCGAGTCGTTCGTCGGTGCCGCGGCAGCGATGGCAGCGATCGAGGTCGAGGGTGTCGCCGACGCTATGGCGCGGGTCGGGTTGACGTCGCGTGATCTCGCCGAGGCGTCCGAGTTCGCGTCGCGTGATATCCGCAACCTTGACGACGCCAACAAACTGCTGTCCGACTCGTCGAACACGACCGCGCAACGGTTGATGAAGTCGGAGAGTGCGCTCGGCGACTTTGTGCGGGCGCTGTACGAGGCCGAGCAGGCCGGGACAGCAACCCACGAGCAGATCGAGGACATCATCGGTGCGCTGTACATCTCAGCCAAGACGTTCGACGATCACCGCGACAAACTCGACGAAGAAGCGAAGCAGTACTTCGTCACCGGCAAAGCGATGGAAGATTTCGGTGGCATCCTCGGCACCGAAGCAGTCGACAAAGCAATGGCAGCGGCGGGCGCGTCCGATAACTACAGTTACTCGCTGGAGATACTGGAAGGCCAACTCGGGTACGTCACCGCCGAACTCGCGATCGCCGAAGGTCACATGCTCGACATGGAAGCGGCGACACAAGCGGCGACGGACGGGTCGCTACAGGGCGCACAGGACTTCGAGGCGATGGCACGGTCGCTCGTCGCCGCCGGTAACGCCGCAGGCTACGACGCGGTCAAGACGAAGGAACTCGTCGAGCAACTCGGCATCCTTGACGAACTACCTGACGAGATCAAGATGGAACTCGGTCTCGACGTCGTCGGTGTCGACGCGGTCATCGACGCTGTGCAGGCGTTGCTGAACGCCCAGATGGCGATTATGACGCAGGTCGATCGCATCCCGGCGTCGATCGCGGAACGGTCACCCGATATCCAGATTCTCATGCAACTGTTGTCCGACCTTCGCAACATCGACACCGACTCCGGCGGTGTCGGCGGCGGCGGTGGAGGTGGCGGCGGGTTGTCGGCACCGATCGACGACGCGACCCGCGCCGCCGAAGAAGCGCAACGCCAACTCGACCAGTTAGGCAAGGCGGTCGACCGGCTCGGTTCGTCGATGATGGGACGCGACTTCGTCAAGGACTTGTTCGGTGCGTCACCCGACGAGTTGGCAGACATCTTCGAGACCATCGTCGGAGAGATGGACGACCTCGGGATGCTCGCCGATCAAGAAACGTCGGCGGCTATCGCGCGCCTCGGTGAGCAGTTCATCGCGGCCGCGTCCGCCGCCGAGGAACTAGCAGAGGCGACTCAGGCACTCGCAGACGCACAAGACGAGTTGGGTCGACGTGAGCAGGTGCTCGCCGACATCCGCGACCGGTACGCCGAGTTCCGTAAGGAGTTCGGTCTCGGTCAAGTCAAGATCGCCGGTGACAAAGACCCGCTCGCGTTAGCACTCAACGCGATCGAGCAAAGCCTGCCGAAACTGCGTGCGGCACAAGACGAGTTGGCGAACCTGAAGCAGCGTCGCGGTTCGTTCGAGGATCAAGTGTCCGGGCTGTTCCAGCCGTCGCTATCGCCCGACTCGAACGTGATGGCACAGACCCAGCGGATGCTCGGACAGGCACGCGAGTTCCGCGACAACCTCATCAAACTCCGTGACAAAGGTTTCCCACCTGACGTCATCGCCGAGGTTGTCAACGCCGGTCTGGCGGGCGGCGCTCGGCTGTCGAAGCAACTGCTCCGACTCGGTACCGGCGAGATGGCCGACTTCCTTCGTATGCGCGAGGAGATTGCCGCGATCGGGGCAAGCACCGCGAAGGTTGCGGGCGAGGTGCTGTTCGGTGCGGACATCGCCGGGGCGCAAGGCGAGGTCGACAGGCTTGTCGGTGTCGTCGATCGGCTGTATCAGAACGCGATCGCCGAGGCACGCAAAGATGTCGATGAACAGAGAACCGCGGTCGACGATCTGACTGACGCGCTCGAAGCGGCGACCGCGCAGATGGCGACGCTCGTCGACAACATTCAGGTCAATCTGTTCAACGCCTTCAACAACTTCCTGTCGAAGTTGGGAAGCGAGGTGACGACGTTGACGACGACACCCGTCGGGTTGTCGCTCGACCTCACAGCAATCGACCGTCTGACCGCGCTGATCGCTGACGTCACCGACACGGCAGCGCCCGCACCGACCCCGGCACCCGGCGGCGGCGGCGGTGGCGGCGGTGTGAGTGTTCCTGCACCTGCTCCCGCTCCGGCACCTGCCGAACAGACATACACCGTTCAGTCGGGCGACGGACCTTGGAAGATCATCAACGGTCTGCTCGGCCGCTGGTCGAACTCGGCGGCGCGTCGCCTGTGGCAACACAATGGCATGTTCTACAACTCGGCATCAGATTTCCAGACGATCCATCCCGGTCAGGTGTTGCGTATCCCTGCTCTCGCGGCAGGTGGTCGCGCTCGTGGCGGTATGCCGCACCTCGTCGGCGAGATGGGTCCAGAACTGTTCGTGCCTGATTCGTCGGGTTACGTCGTGCCGAATCATGCGCTCGGTGGCGGCGGTCAAACTGTCAACGTAACGATCAACACTCACGCCGGTATGCGTGCGGACGACATCGTGAGAGAGATTGAGAAATACACTCGCCGTCGTGGGCAGTTGAGCGTCCCGACGACGGGCACACGGAGGTTCTGACCAATGACTATCTACGTTGAGTGGAGAGTTGTTATGGGTCAGACAACTACCGGAGGTGGTGTGCAGGACACCGTGGGTGTTCCCGATGACGCGACTGACTTCACCTCCCGTGTGCGCTCGGTGGAAGTCGATATGTCATGTGCCGTCGGCAGAGTTGGTGGCGCATCGGCACGAATCGTTTTTGACAACTCGGATGGTGCATTTACACCGTTCGGTGGTGGCACCTACGAAGACTGGGACTGGCTCGCAAACCCTGTGTGGGTGCAGGCAAAGACCGGCACCAACCCAGCATCACTGACCGCTCAGACGCCATTGTTCGGTGGGGTTGTGTCCGATGTGGAATATCAAGACGACGGCTTCACCTCTACCGTGACAGTGAACTGCGACGACGCATTTACACTTGCAGCCAGAGGGGTGTTTCTAGTGGACTGGGATAACTTCCTCCTCCCATACAACTTCGCAGAAGTCGTCTTGTATTGGCGTGCTGGCAACGCAATACAGGAGCCACCGTTGTTCGGTGCCGACAGCGTTTTCTATGGAGTGGGTTCGGTGTTTGGGAGCAGCGACTACCGCCAGCCTTTAGAGTTGGAAGTGTTCATCGGTGACAACTTTGGTGACGCTCTCAACGGTTTGATGGTGTCAGAACACGGCGTGTGCTTTCCGTGGATACTCTACGTTGACCCACGGCTTGCCCAGTGTGACATAAGGTACGAAGGACTCGTCATTGCACGCGACTGGTTGTACGGAGGCACTAGCACTTACGGCGAGCCAGATGAGTACACCTTTGTTGAAGGAACTCCCACAGGAACCGAGTTGCCCTTCCGGTCACCCACCGTTGGGTTCAACGTGGACACGCTGACTAACTCTGCTGCTTGCACAATCGCTGGCACTGGTGCAGTAACACAAGAGGCTGAGAACACAGCCAGCATTGAAAGTTACGGGCCGAGATCAGCAGAGTTCTCATCGCTTTACTACGGCTATGACGAAGACGCACTAGAACTTGCAGAGGACCTTGTTGCTCGGTACTCAAGTGTTGACTTTGGAATCACAGGCATCACGCTCACTGGCAAGATGATTCAAGGCAAATGTGCCGACACGGCTCTAGATCAGGTGAGTTACCTTGTTCAGACACCAAACAATGGGCTTTCCGACTCCACCGTTTTCGGAGGATTCGACCAACCTCTGCGTGGCCCGTTGTTCGTCCCGATGTTCGTTGAGTTCACTGGTGCCGGTGGAGTTGACCTTTCATCGCGTGTGACCTTCTTCCGTGCCTCGTACCGCATCACGCCAGACGACTGGGAACTCACTTTGTCGGATGGTCGTCCTGCTGTGTCCTCGTTTGGTTTCGTGCTTGGCAGAAGCAACTACGGCGTGCTGGGCACGAACAAGGTGGCGTGATGATCCACACGAACTGGGAACTGTGGGTACGGAAAGCGACACCGGGCGGCGTCGGAACGTACACCGGCGACATCCCGGATTACGGGTTCGACTTGACTGACCGGATGATGGGCGCGGCGTTCACTCGGCGCGTCGAGTTCGGCGAGGTCGGTGAGGCGTCGTGTGAGATCACGTTCGACAACAGCGACGGACATCTCACACCGTTCCCATACGATCACGACACCATCTACGACGACGACCGGTTCTACGACAACGGTCTCGACTGGTTCTCGCAATGGGTGATCTATCTGATCCCGTACGCCGACCTCGTCGACGGCACAACGCAGCGCGGCATCGCCTACACGTTGATACCGACCGACGTCGACATCGACGACGACGGGTTCACGTCAACGGTCACGGTGACGGGTCGCGACTTCATGTCGAACTGGCTTGAACGCAACAAGTTGGCGAACGTGTCACTCGCTGCGCTCGACTTCCCGGCGGCTGTCGGCGCGCTCATCAACACCTATGCGACACCGATCTCGGCGGACACGATCGAAACGACGACGACGACACCATCGGGCGTGTCAGTCACGATCGGCAACATCACGCTGTCGTTCCCTGACGGTGTGTCACTCGCCGAGGTGATGCGACAGATCATGGCAACGAACGGCGGTCTGATGTTCGACGCACAGATCACCTACTTCGTGTCGTCCGGGTTGACGCGCAACTCAGCGACGGTCGTCATGGCACAACCGTCGAACCTTCAACCGTTTGAGCCGCCGCTGCGGTTCACCGACCCGACCGGGATCGCGGCGGGTCGTGACGACGGTCTCGGCGGCACCGTCTACGACCTGCTGCCCTACCGGAACCTTGCGTTCGGCACCGACCTGAAACGCATCGTGACCGCCGCTTATCTTGCGACCGCGGCCGAGTCGAGCCAGTCGACCGGCACGAACCTGCCGACCTACGGGAGCCGTACCACCGCCCTGCGGGAACTGCCGGTCGCGACCGCACCGTCAGGTACGTCACAGCAGTTCCTCGACGACTACGGCGACATGTTGACCGCGTGGTGGGACGAAGGCGAGTACAGCCCTGAGGCGTTGGAGATCACCGGCGGCATGATCGAGTCGTATGCCGAGGACGACGCGCTCGACACGGTCGCTGCGTTGATGGGTAGCGCGTTCGGGTCGACGGCGTCCGGCGGTGCGTTCCATGTCACCCTGATCGACGTGCCCGGTGCGGGCGGCACATTGACACAGGCCGAGGGGACGTTCCTTCAGTCGTCACTCTATCTGACACCGACTGACTGGGTGCTACGGTTGGACAGCGGAATCGGACAGCAGACCGGGTTCGGGTTCTTGCTTGATGACGACAACCTCGGCGTGTTGGACGAGAACCGGCTTGCAGCCCCGACGAAGATTTACTAGGAGACAGACGAGATGCCATACCCATACACCAACGGAGATGTGCTGAACGCAACCGACATGAACGCTGTCGGCTTGCATCTCATAACGCCGTCATCGGTCACAAATGGCACGCTGTCAGGTGCGACCGTGACTATTGGCTCGGCGGTGTCATCGGTGACGGTGAATGGTGTGTTCTCTGCCGACTTCGACAACTACCGGCTTGTCGTTACTGGAGCCGCTTACTCAGTCAGTAATACGACGGTGATGTTTCGACCTTCCAACGCGACGACGGCGTACTACGGGTTGATGGATGTTGACCTGTGGACGGGTGCAACATCGACCGACTACTACAACAATGGCTCATTTTTGGGAATAGGACTCACGACGACGGTCGCAGGCGCATCGGTTTCATCGACCGACATCTTTCAACCGTTCGCCACTTTGCGTACTCTTATTGCTGGACAGCACTACGGCAACGGCTACATGGGGCGACACATAGGGAACCACAACGTCGACCAGAGCCACACCTCGTTCACGATTGCACCCAACAGCGGAACGATGACCGGCGGGACGATCCGTGTCTATGGCTACAGCAACGGGTGAGGTGACAAATGACGTTCACAGCACGACAGGTATTGACGGCAGCGCAACTCAACGACCTGTCGATTGACAC